GACCGAGAGCGTTGCGGAGCAAAGACCCGCGATGGTGATCCCTGCAAGAACCCGGCAATGGCGAACGGCCGCTGCAGGATGCATGGAGGCAAAAGCACCGGGGCGCCGAAGGGCAACCAAAACGCCACGGTTCACGGACTGAGGGCGAAGTATGTGAAAATCGAGGATCTGGAAAAGGTTTTGCCAGATCCGATCAAGCGCATGCAGGTCCTGGCCAGTCTGATGACCAACCGCGCCATGGCCGCCCACGAACTCACCGTCAACCATCCAGAGTGCGACACCGATGCCTTTGACGATCGGATAGCCCGGGCCGTTCGGACCGCCGCCCGGGCGACCAGCGTCGAACTGGCGGCGATGAAGGTCAGGGCCGAGGGCGACAGCGACGAGGGCATGACCAGTGACGACACTTTCATCGCCCCTGATGAACCCATCCCGGAAAAGCCCATCCTCTAACGTCAACCTCACGCCGAAACAGGCGAACATCTACGCCTGGGGATGGCAGGACGAAGCTCGGTTTCGGGATGCGGTTTGCGGCCGACGCTTCGGCAAGACCTTCCTGGGCGCCAAAGAGATGCGCCGCGCCGCCAAACTGGCCGCGAAGTGGGGCGTCTCGCCAGATGACGAAATCTGGTATGCCGCCCCCAACTTCAAGCAGGCCAAGCGGGTTTTCTGGCGGCGGTTGAAAAAGGCCATTCCGCCCCGGTGGCGGGCGGGAAAGGCCAACGAGACCGAGTGTTCGATCACCCTGAAGACCGGCCATGTGATCCGCATCGTCGGCCTCGACAGCTACGACAACCTGCGCGGCTCTGGTCTGTTTTTCATCCTGGTCGACGAGTGGGCAGATTGCCCATACGAGGCATGGGATGAGGTCATCCGTCCGATGCTTTCGACCTGCAAATGGACGGTCGACGGCGTCCTCCATGAGGGTGGCCACGCCCTCCGGATCGGAACGCCGAAGGGTTTCAACCACTGTTACGACACGTACCAGAAGGGACAGCCTGGCGCGGTCGACAATGATGGCCAGCCGGTCAAAGATCATCGCTCCTGGCTTTACACCACCCTGCAGGGTGGAAACGTTCCGCAAAAGGAAGTTGATACCGCTCGCGCCACGATGGACGCGCGGACCTTCCGGCAGGAATACGAGGCGAGCTTTGAGAACTTCTCGGGTCGCGTCTACTACGCCTTCACCCGAACGGCAAACGTCAAGGCGTGCCCGTTCAATCCGGCCCTCCCGCTGCACGTCGGCATGGACTTCAACGTCAACCCGATGAACGCGACGATCTGGCAGGAACAGCCGGGCGGTGAGTTATGGCAGGTCGACGAGATCGTCATCCCGACCAGCAACACCGACGAGATGAGCGACGAGATTGCGGCGCGGTATGGCAAGCGCGGGTTCGACCCGATGGCCAAGCCGACGGTCGATCACATCACGGTCTATCCCGATCCGGCAGGCGCGCAGCGGCACACGAGCGCCCAGGGCAAGACCGATATCAGCATCCTGCGCGACCGCGGCTTCAAGGTGGTGGCGATGGAAAGTCACCCTCTGGTGCGCGACCGAGTCAACGTGGTGAACGCCAAGTGGCAGTCCGCCGACGGCAAGCGCCATGCCTTCGTCGACCCGAAGTGCCGCGGAAGCATCAAGTGCTATGAGCAGTTGATCTTCAAGGAAGGCACCAACGACCCGGACAAGAAGCTGGGCCTCGACCATCTGCCCGACGCCACCGGCTATTACCTCTTCGGCCGCTTCGCCTACAAGGCGCCGCACCGGATCAACATCCCGCATCAAGGGCGCTAACCGCCGATGTTCGAGACAATCAAGACGCTGGTGCCGAGGGACAAGGATTTCCCCGAACGCCAGTGGAATATCGACATTCTGACGCGGGTGTTGAAGGGCACCATCTACAACGTGCTGCCCTATTCCTTCCATGAGGAAGAGGACAAGCAGGGCAACTACGTGCCGCTGTCCAAGCGGCGTCCGTCGGTGCGGTCAAATCTTTGCGGTGCGGTGGTCGATGATTCCGTGAGCCTCCTGTTCAGCGAAGGCCACTTTCCCGGCATCGACAGCGAAGACGAGGCGACCCGCCAGGCGCTGGCCGATCTGATCAAAGAGACGATGCTGAACGAAATCATGATCGACGCCGCTACCCGCGGTTCGGTCGGATCGGTCTGCATCCTGCTCCGCGTTCTGAAGTGCCGGATCTTCTTCAAGGTCATGGAAACGCAATTCCTGACCCCGACCTGGAAGCCCGACGCGCCTGACGAACTGCAGAAGGTCCGCGAGCAATACAAGGTCAAGGGCGAAGACCTTGTGAAACAGGGGTACACCGGCGTCGAGAACGACGGGACCGAGTACTGGTTCGCCCGCGAATGGGACGAGACGGCGGAAACCTGGTTCGTCCCCTGGAAGGTCAAGAGTGACGACGGCAAGCCCGTCACGCCACAGATCGACAAGGCGACCGACCGAACCACCCAGCACAATCTGGGCTTCGTGCCGATGGTGTGGGTCAAGAACCTGCCCGGTGGCGACGACATCGACGGCAAATGCACCTTTGAAATCGCCGTGCCGACGGTCATGGAGATCGATTACCTGCTATCGCAGGGTGGCCGGGGCCTCAAATATGCGTCGGACCCCACGCTGGTCATTCAGGACGAGGGTCAGAACGCCGGCCAATCCCGCACCGGTGGCGCCGCGAATGCTCTGGTGGTTCCCCCCTCGGGTGACGCCAAGTTGCTTGAGATCAACGGCACGGCCGCGTCGGCCCTGGTGGAATACGTCCGGGCGTTGCGCGAACTGGCTTTGGAATCCATGCACGGCAACCGCGCGAACGCCGACAAGATCAGTGCCGCGCAGTCCGGCCGGGCCATGGAACTGATGAACCAGGCGCTGATCTGGCTGGCCGACAAGCTGCGCATCTCCTACGGCGAGGCCGCGCTTCTCAAGCTGTTGCGCATGGTGGTCGCCGCCAACCAGAAGATGGAAATCAAGGTCGCCGGCAAGGCAATCAAGCTATCGCAGGACAAGCCGCTGGCCCTGAAATGGCCGCGGTGGTACGCGCCGACCGCCGATGACCGTCTGAACGACGCCAACACGCTTTCGGTATTGACCACGGCCAATATTCTCAGCCGCGAAAGTGCGACCGAGGTTGTCGCCGAGACATACGACATCGAAGACACCGCGGCCGAAACCAGCCGCATCGAATCCGAGGCCAAGGCCGACGCCGATGCCGAGGTGAACAAGGCGACCGCAATGGCCGCAACCGTCAAGCCCGTTCCCTGATGGGAACACCGACAAAGGAAACCCCGATGGGTGAAGCAAAATCAGCGCGCGACGTCTTCGACGAGTCTGCGCGTCATTTGGCCTGGCAGATGAACGCCGAAAGCGTCGTCGTCATCGTCAAGGACAGGGAAGGCCGCATTGGTCTGGTGACCCATGGCTTTGAAACCCACGCCGCCATCAACGAACTGTTGGCGATCGGGATTCATCTCAACCTCGGCGAACACGACCGCCAGGTTGCCGCCGGCGCCGCCGGTGAGGAAGCGCGCCAGCGCGCCGAAGCCATCGAAAGGGAGAATGACTGATGCATCCGCACCTCTACAATCTGCTGCGCAATCGCTCTTGCTTCGCTCCTGAAGATGGCGGAGCTGGTGGGGGGGCTGGCAATCCGCCGCCCCCGCCGCCCAAGCCGCAGGATCCGCCCGAACCGGAAACGTTCAGCAAGGACTATGTCCGCGAGCTGCGGGCCGAGAACAAGGGCTGGCGCCTGAAGGCCCAGGAAGAGGCTGCCGCGCGCAAGACCGCGGAGGACGCGGCCAAGGCGGCCCAGGCCGACGCCGACGGCAAGATCACGGCCGCCCAGAAAGCGGCCAACGACCGGATCGTCCGCGCCGAATTGAAGGCGGAAGCCATCAAGGCCGGCATGGTGGACTTGGACGGCTTGAAACTGGCCGATCTGTCGAAGGTCACCCTCGAAGAAGACGGCACCGTGAAGGGCGCCGAAGAGTTGATGAAGGCCTTGAAAGAGGCCAAGCCCTGGCTATTCGGGACGCCCGGCACCAGCGGCACGGGAACCCCGCCGCCGCCCAGGGACCCCGCGTCGAAGAACGCCAAGGACATGACCGAGGCCGAATATCAGGCCGAGATGAAGCGCCTGACCGGCCGCAAGAAGTAACACCACCCTCCCGACCCACCGGGGCCAGACGCCCATGGGGTCTTTCCGACAATAACCTTCGGAGACACCCCAAATGGGCATCCAAAATTTCCCGGCTGCGCTGCAGCCCATCATCCAGCAGGGTTTTCTTGAGACGGAATTCCAGAAGCCTCTGGAGTCCCAGCTTCGCTACCGGACCATCGCCGACCGCGAGACGTTCCCGAACAAGATCGGTGAAACCATCACCAAGACCCGGCCGGGCCTCAAGAACCCGGTGACCACGCCGTCCAACCCGTCGAGCAATACCAACCTCGACAACGGCATGTCGCCTTCCGCCTACACGGTCGAGCAGTACACGCTGACGATCAATCAGTACAACGACACGATCGACCTGAACATCGTCAACAACAAGGTCGGCCTGGCGGATCAGTTCTTGCGGAATGCCAAGACCAACGGCACTCAGTCCGCGCAGTCCCTCGACCGCATCGCCCGCGCCACGCTGTTCGGCGGTGCGCTCGGCACCCAGGGCGGTTATCTGGGCGGCAACACCCGCGTCCGCGTGGGTCTCGGTTCCCCGGCCGCCACCCTGTCGGTCGACGACGTTCGTGGCTTCCAGAACGTGCTGGTGACCGGCAGCAACTTCATCCTCGCCGGCCAGCCGACGGCCAACAGCGGCACCTTCCTCCCGGTGTCGCCCGCCAACACCGCCCAGGTCTTGGTCGGGTCGAACTATTACACCCTGACCGGCGTGACGGTTGACGGTTCGAATACCTCCACTGCTCCCGGCGGTATCTCGGGTGTGCTGACCTTCTCGGGCAACGTTAGCACGTCGGACGGCGCGCAGAACAATCAGGTGGTGCATTACAACGCCCCGACCATCCTGCGCCCGTCGGGCCGCCTCACCACCAACGCCTTGCAGGCGACCGACTTTCTGAGCCTCGGCCTTCTGCTGGACGCCCAGGCGGTCCTGCGTAACAACGCACCGACGGAAGCCGGCAACATGACGTGCTTCCTCGACAATCGGTCGATGCGCGAATTGTTCGCCGATCAGGACTTCAAGATCGTCTTCCAGGGCCAGTATGGTTCGAAGGAATACCGCGACGGCATGGTCTTCGATCTGCTGGGCATCCGGTTCATGCCCACCACCGAAGCCTATGTGCAGACCCTGAACGGCCTGCAGATTCGTCGGCCCATCCTGGTCATCCAGGGCGCGCTGATCGAAGGCGACTTCGAAGGCATGGGCGAGATGTTCGAGAACGAAACGCACATCGTCGATGTCATCGACGACATCGTGCAGGTCACCCGGCCGCCGCTCGACCGTCTGGGCCAGATCATCGCGCAGTCGTGGTACTGGATCGGCGGCTTTGCCCTGCCGACCGACGCCACGGCCAACACGACGATCATCCCGACCGCGAGCAACGCGTACCTCAAACGCGCCGTCGTCATCGAACACGCCTGATCGTGCTGGGGCCGGTCTTCCGGCTGGCCCCTTTTCTTGAGGGAGGCACGATATGACCTTTCCGACCTTGCCGATGCCGACGGGCCGTTTCGCCAATGCCTCCGATGCCGGCGGCAATGTCCAGCGCATGAATCTCGCCGACTTCCAGGCGGCGAACCCCAACGCAACGGTCTACATCCCGTCGGCCGATTTCCAGTGCCAGTACAACGGCACCACCATCAACCTGCAGGCCAACCAGCCGTTCGTCGTGACGGCCGACCTGCTCACCTTCCTGAATTCGCTCGGGGCACCCATCGTCTACGCCTGGGGGCCGCAGATCATCCTCAATACCGCCGCAGCCTCGCAGTACATCGCTGCGCTGGTCGGTCAGTCCATGTGAAGGGATAGCCAGCCATGCCCGCCACCACGCTCCAGGTCAAAGACGCCAACAACACCACCCAAAATTTGTCGGTCTCGACCGACGCCACGAACGGCAGCGCTCTGATGGGCGCCACCCAGATTTCTGACCCGACCACCGGCAACAAGGCCCAGGTCGCGGCCTTCCACAACGCCGACAATCAGCAGCCGGGCGGCACCGCCTACGGCATGTTGACCGGTGGCGTGGCGCAGCTCTTGAATAGCGCCGGCAACCTCGATCGTCAGCGTGAAACCGGCATCGATGGCGTCTCGGCCATCGGCATTCCTGCCGGTGCTGCGTCGTTCGCCATGGGGTTCAAGACGAAGATCGCCAGCGCGATCACCCTGAACGCTTCGCCTCAGATCGTGACCCCGAACGCCATGTCGGGCACCATCGGCGGCGTGGCCTGGTCGATCCAGGCCGGTTGTACTGTCCTGGTCGACACCGGGGCCAGCCAGGAAGCCGTCTTGGTCACCGCTGTGACCACCAACACCTTTACCGGCATCTTCACCAAGAACCACGGCACGAACACCGTCGTGATCGGCTTCGTCTTCAACCAGGAGCGCGATGCGGCCGGCGAGGCCGACGGCGCCACCGGTATCGGCACGGCGGTCGCTGCCGAATATGAGTTCAACGGGGGCGCCCCGGGCGGCGGTAACTTCGATCGTGCGCGTTCCCTCCAGGCCAAGGGCCGCACCTCGCAGACCATCACTGCCGGCGGCGGCCAGGGAAGCACGTCTCTGACGTTGGCCTCGGCCACCGGTCTCAAGGCTGGCATGCAGTTATTGCTGGCGACGGCCAGCTTCCCGACGGCGGGCACTTACGAGACCGTCTATGTCGATCTGTCCTACGTGGAAGGATCGACCACCGTCCCGCTTTTGTCGGCGACCACCCTGGCCAACACCTACACCGCCTGCATCTATGACAGCTTCTCCGCGAACGGCCCCGGCTTGTCGGGCTTCCAATGCACCGGCGTCGGTATCGAGGAGGAAGCCCTCTTCGACCCGGTGTCGGGCCTGTACTTCATCGAACGGGCCGCGACGGCCGATACCTGCGCGCCCCAGAATGTGGTCCTGGAAAATCCGGGCCTCATCAATGGCGCCGGGACCGTCGATCGCATGCGTGCCGCGCCCGGCACCACCGGCGTGGCGGCTGTGTCGTCGGACGGCACCAAGGCGACCTATCGCTATGCGCTGACCGGCTTCTCGCCGGTGGCCACGCCGACCGCGATGGCGGTGCTGCAGGGCTCGGCCAGCAAGACCGTCCGCATCAAGCGCATCAAGATCAGCGGCGTTGCCACGGCGAACGGCAATATGCAGTTCCAGCTTACCCGGCGTTCCACCGCCGGCACGCTCGGTTCGGCCGTCCTGACCGCGCTGACCGCCGCCAAGCATGATGTCAACGACGCGGCGGCCACCGCGACCGTCAGCACCGTCGGAACGGCGAATTACACCGCCCTGGGCACCTCCGCCGGCCAGCTGGCGGCCGATCGCATCGGCCTTTGCACCACCGCGACCGGTGTGCCGACGCCGCTGGTCTATGACTTCTCGACCCGTCAGGACAAGGCGCTGATCCTTCGCGGCGCGTCGGATTTCATCACCATCGACGGCAACGGCTCGGCGGTTCCCGCTGGCGCGTCCATCGACATCGAAATCGAGACGGAAGAAGACAACAGCTAACCGCTGCTGTCGCAATGAGGGGCGGCCGGCCAGGTCGTCCCGCCTTCTCCCGCACCGCGAGGTTCCAAGATGGCCAAGAAGCCGACCACCACCGACAGCACGGCGCAGACCCTTGATTTGGGAAGCACCGGCAGCGACCCGACCACCACGGACACGGCCGGCCAGGTCGTCCCGCCGCCCATCCCCGCCGTGGTCGAAATGGCCTCCGCGTTCGGGTTCTACGACGATCAAAGCGTCGGTCACTTCTGGGCCGAAGGCCAGATCGTCACCGACCCCACCGACATCGCGCTTCTGGTCGCCCAGAACGCGCCTTTCCGGGCTTAAGCCATGTCCGATCCACTCAAGACCCAGCAGGGCAGCAAGTCGGCGCTGAACATCACGTCGGCGACCGTGATCGAAGCGACGTCCGACAACTATGCGTCGGTGCGCGCCGTGCGCGTCAACGTCCTGGTCGCCGGGTCGGCACCGGGCAGCGTGAACGACGCGGCAACGGTCGCAGGCGCCGCCGCCAGCAACCAGATCTTTGTCATCCCCAACACCGTCGGCTCTTACCTGATCGATTGGCCGTGCTTCGCCGGCCTGGTGGTGACGCCGGGCACCGGGCAGACCGTCGCCATCGCTTACGATTGAGGCATCGGCCATGGCCTTTTCGAACCAAGAGCGCGTCGATATCCGCCGGTTCTGCGGCTATGGCATGTTTGGCGGCACGACAAACCCGGCCTTCGGGTGGCGATATTTCACCCAGTACGGGACGCTCGAGTACAAGCTGACCAATCTGGCCCCCGAGGAAGAAACCACTCTTCGGCTGATCTGGTTGACCGGCCAGAACTCGACCACGAACCCCGGCACCCAGACGTGCCTGTACACCCTGGAACAGGCCATTTGGGGCGCTTCTGCCAACCTCGACACCGACTCGGCTGGCCCCTGGAAGCACAACGCGCGCGAGATCGATGACCGGCGCCGCCTGTTTGTCGACCGCTGCCTCGAGCTCTGCAAATTCATCGGCATTGAGCCGGGCCCCGGCCTGCAGGGCGGCGGCGGCGTCAAGATTGTGATGTGATGGACGGCGCGACCCTTCAGGGCAAGATATACAAGGGCTATGCGATGGTGGCTGGCAAGATCGGCCTCGCTCATACCCAATATCGCCCTCTCTCGGCGACCGCTCCGCTGGCCAACCAAATCGGGTCGCTGAACGCCCATTTCCGGGTCGACGACAAGTTCGCCAAGCCCCAGGTGTACGGCAAGCCTCTTTGGTTGGCCTATTTGGACGGGCGCCTGACGCAAGTCGGCGACTATCTGATTGGGCCGTCTGGCACGTTCTTCATTGCCGCGCAGCAAGCCCTGCTGCCCATCCTGGCGGTGAACTGCAACCACATCATCACCTTGTCGCGGGTCGCGGCGCCGACTGGCGTTGGTGGCCTCGGCTATAACGCCGACATCCCCAGCGACGAAACGGCCTATATGGCGGGTTGGCCGGCCTCGATCATCAAGGGTGCCAAGGGCGAGGCCAACGAAGTCGGTCTTCCCGGCGACGTCCGTCAGCCCTGGTGGGACTGCCTGCTGCCATCCTTTCCCGGCGTCCTGGTCGAGCCCGCCGACATCGTGCTCGACGAGCAGGGCAACCGCTACATCACGAGCGTTTGCGAACTGACGGAATTGGGCTGGCGCCTGACCCTGCAAGAGGCCGTGACCTGATGGCTGCACATTCCGACGTCGCCAACGCTCTGGTCGGTCTGATCGGGGCCGCGCTCTATCCGAGCGGCACCAGCCAGCCGTCGGCTGTCACCAATCCATGCCGCGTCTATCGCGGATGGCCCGCACCGGCGGCGCTGCAGGCCGATCTGCGCGGGGGCGTCGTCAATGTCAACGTCTGGCCGGACAAGGTGGTCAGGAACGTCACCCGGTACGTCCCGGATTGGCAACAGCAGACCGTCACGCCGCCCACCCTGGGCGTGACCTTCACACAGACCACGGTGACGATCACCGGCACGGTCACACCGGGCAACAACGTCGCCATCATCGTCGGCGGCAACGGCTATTCCTACACCGCCCAGGCCGGCGATTCCCTGACGACGATCGCCGCGGCGCTGGCCACGCTGATTTCGGCGAACCAGACCGCGACCAGCTCGGGCGCAACCGTCACCATTCCTGGTGCCGTTCACCTGAACGCGCGCACCGGCGGTGCGGGCACCATCATCCAAATGGTCGCCCAGCAAATTCGCCAGTTTCAAATCAACATGTGGTGCCAGACCCCGACCTTGCGCGATGCGGTCGGCGCAGTCATCGCCCCGATCCTGGCGGCGACCCCACGCCTGATCATGCCCGACACCACCACGGCCCGGCTGCAATTGGTGAACGACGGCGACGACGATGACGGCCAGCAAAAAGAGCAGGTCTATCGGCGCTTCATCACCTATGCGGTCGAATACGCCACCACCCAGCTCATGAACGCGACCCAGGTTGTCGTCGAGACGACTGCCGTATCGGGAGGCCTGACGGCCACACCAAACCCCATCGTCACCGTTTCACAGTGAGGCAACAGAATGGCCCGTACTCTCGTCGTCACCAATCCTTTCGGCGATTTCGCCCGGGGTGACCGTATCACCGACCAGGCTGAAATCGACGCCACCCTGGCCGGCCCGAATTTTCATCACGTCATCGTGTCCAATCACGCCGACCTCGACCCCGCGCCGGTGGAAAGCCGCAACGCCGCGTCCGCCGATTCCGCGTCGTAATTCACGCTCGCCAGGAGACTGAACCATGTCCATTTTTCAAGCGGGCTTGTTGAACACGACCGCCCTGACCGTTCCCGGCACCTATGTCCAGATCCAGCCGCCCGCCGTCTCGGTCCTGAACGGAGTGCCCAGCAACATCCTGGGCATTGTCGGTTCGGCAACCTGGGGGCCGACCAACAGCCCGGTCACCATCAGCGGCCTTCCGGCCTATACCGCGCAGTTCGGCTCAATCCAGGCCCGCAAATACGACATGGGCACGGCCGTCGCTGTCGCCACGCTGCAGGGCGCAGCGAACATGCGTTGCGTCCGCGTGACCGACGGCACCGACGTCGCGGCCAGCGTCACCCTGAATAACGGTTGTATCGCCACTACCACCCTGGGCGGCACCCTGACGGGTTACACCAACGGCGCGACCATCAGCTATCCGGCGCCCCCCGCCGGCGGCGTCACGGCCACCGGTATCGTCAATGGTACCGGCACCCTGACCACGGTCACCATCACCAATCCGGGCAGCGGCTATACGGTCGCTCCGACGCCGACCATCACCGCTGTCAACGGCGGGTCGGGCGCCACCGCCTCGACCACCCTGTCGGTGTCCGGCGCGACCCTGACCGGCAAATACACCGGTTCGCTGGGCAACAGCCTGCAGGCGACCCTGATGAATGGCAGCGCGGCCGGCACCTATAAGCTGATCCTGGCGCTTCCGAACCAGACCCCCGAAGTCTATGACAACATCGGCCTCGGCTTGTCGGGCAACGCCCTTTGGGTCGCCATCGCCAACGCGGTCAACAATGGCGTCTCGGGCTTCCGCGGGCCGTCGAACCTCTGCGTTGCCTCGGCGGGCTCGGGCGTTACCGCCCCGTCGGTCGGCACTCTCGGCGCCGGATACCTGTTCACCGGCGGCACAGACGGCGCCACTGGTGTCGGCCCGACCCAATTGCTGGGTGCGGACGTGATCCCGCGCACCGGCATGTATGCCCTGCGCTCGACCGGTTGCAGCGTGGCCATGCTGGCCGACTGCGATGCGTCGTCTTCCTGGTCGACCCAGGTCGCCTTCGGTCTGTCCGAAGAGATCTATATGATCATGACCGGTCCGGCGGGCGACAACATCGCCAATGCGGTCGCTACCAAGGCAACGGCCGCGATCGACAGCTATATCGCCAAGCTGTTGTTCGGCGACTGGTGCTATTTCAACGACACCGTCAACAATCAGATCCGGCTCGTGTCGCCGCAGGGCTTCGTCGCCGGTCTGTTGTCCAACCTGGCGCCGCAAGGATCCAGCTTGAACAAGCCGATCAACGGCATCGTCGGCACCCA